TTAAGCGGCCGAAATTACCTTCCATTCGCCGCGCAGATCGTCATATCGGGCCGTCATTTCCGCGCTCTTATGCCCCAAGATTTCCTGGGCAAATGCGGCGCCGAACTGCTCGCGGTAGAGGCGTTCGGCCAGGCTGCGGATCTCGTGGAACGTGATCGGCGTGCGGCCTTCCTTCGGGACGATCCCGGCTGCGTCACGCGCCGTGGCGAAAGCATCCGTTACCAGATCTTCGTGCACCTTCCTGCCCGGCTTCTCCCTCCCGTTGTGGCGGATATGGTGCACGAGGTAGGGGCTTGCGACCTCATCCCGGCATTGCTTCACAACGTCCGCGACCGACATGCCGAGCTTGGCAATCGCGATGCTGCCGTCGAGCGCGAGGCGCGTTTTGCCGCCGCTCTTGCCCTGGGCCACGTGCAGGCGGCCATCCTTCCAGTCTGTGAACTTGAGCGACACGACGTCGCCCCGGCGCTGGCCGGTCACCAGTGCCAGATTCATCGCGTTGCGCAGCCAGACCGGCGCTAGATCGCGAACCGCCAGGAACTGCTCGAAGCTCATCCTCTCGCGCGCGACCACGGCCTTGTGCCGGCGCGTCGCCGTTACCGGGTTGCGCCCCGCCTCGATCAAGCCTTGGGTTTCGGCCCACCTGAAGACGTCGCTCAGCTTCGACCGCAACTGGTTCGCGGACGGCGCGCCGCGCTCAGCCTTGTACGCCTCGAGGTACTGCGCCACCATCAGCGTCGACACCTCGGACAGGCGCCGGCCGGCAAACTCGCATTCCGCCAGGCGGCGCAGATACATGTCGCTGGCGGTCAGCGTCGCCTGCCTGGGCTCGACCTTCTCCATCCACAGCGCGCGGTAGACCGGCAGCCACTCGGCCAGTGTGTACTCGGTCTTTCCGGCCACCCAATCGGCCAGCGAAGACGGCTTCGCGGCCGCCAGCACAGCGTTCGCCGCACGCGCCTCTGAAAAGGCGTGCGCGCGGTCCCTGCCCAGCCCCTTCTGCTGCTTCGTGGCCGGGTTCTTGTAGTAGAAATACCCCGCCGGGTTCTGGTACAGGTTCGGCGGGAATCCCTTGTTTTTTGCGAGTCTCTTGCGTCCCATCTTAGTCAGCCACGTACCGGGCATCCCTTTTCACTTGCCAGTGCTTCCCGACCTTTTCGGGCTGCGGCTGGATCCGCCCATCATGCACCCAGCGCAGCAGCGTGTTCTGGTGCGGAATCTTCGAAAACATCAATGCCGCCCACTCCTGAAGTGTGACGTACCTCGACTGAATAGTTTGCTTTTGCATATCAGCCATTCTCCTTATCGGTGGTGTGTGAGGGTGCCGCCCACTGGTCAAGCTGTTCGCGCAACTCGCGCCAGTACTTGGCTGCATCCCAATCCTTGATGCTGTGTGCGTAGTTGTACGCCTCGGTGATCGCGTCGCTGATCTCGGTCCAATCCATGCGCGCCCGATCCGCCGCCACCGCATCGCGCTGGCCCTGGCGGTACTGCTCGGCTGTGAATAGCGGGATCGCCTTGCCCGTACCATCGTCCAGCGCCTGGAGGGCATCGGTATCATCGAAGTTAGGCAGGCCACGGTGATACCAGATGTTGGCGGATTCTTTTGGCAAAACTGGCAGACCTTCGTCGTCCACCTCAGCAGCTTTTTCGTTGGGATATGCACTTTCTGCATAGTCGTCGAACCAGTCGCTCATAGCGGATAAGAGGTCATGCACCGACAGCGTGAATCTGATGTCTTCTGGGTCGCTAGTCTCATCCCTCATTGCGTCGAAGTGGCTACCGATGAAGGCAACCATTTCCTCTGGCGTGCGCGGCGGCTTCCTGCTTTCGTCCACCTCAGCAGGGCGAGAAGCAAGGGCGGCGCGGGCTTGCCAGCTTTTGAACGCTGCCTCTACCCACTTCAATTCCCAGTCAAGCGGCGTCGAGTCGAGTAAGCCCATTGCCTGGCGCGCCCACGCCTCGAATGCTGCGCGATCGGTATCAGCCATTTGATTCGCTCCCTTCCTTCAATTTCGTTGCACGGCGCTTCGCCTCGATCGCGCCAAGCTCCAGCAGGAGGCGGATTCTATGCGCGTCATAGCCAGAATTTTCATCCAGAAACCGCACGACGAAGCTGGGGTCGCTTCTTGCCATCAAATCAAGTTGATCTAAGGTGAGGCCATCCAAAGTGTCATTCTTCGAGTAAATCGTCATCCGGCCTCTCCCTGGTCGCCGTCGAGCTGGGCGGCGCGCGACTTCATGCCGCGAATCGTGGCCGCCATGTGCGCGCCGGCTGCAACTTCATCATCGGACCAGCAGCACGAACAGAACTCGCCCTCGCAGGCGCTGGCAGCTTCTTCCAGCACGTCGTCACGACTCGGCGCTTCCGGTGTGCCGGGGGCGCTAGCAGGCTTCGACAGCTGTGCAGCGGTCCATGCCTGAAGCCATGTGTATTCACAATCTTGGTCGCCGACCTCTTGATGCCACTTTCGGAAAGCAGTCATGGCATCAGGTGCTGCGGCTTGCGGCGCTTCGCCCTCTGGCTGGGCGCGGCGAGCGAACGACAGAATGCACCAGCCATCGGTCAGGCCGTAGCCGGTCTGGATGTGGCTGACGGTGCGCCGAACGGCACGGTCCGTGTAGATCAGGGGAATGTCTGGCCGGGCAGCCATTTCCGCGCCGCTGTGCGCCGTCTCGCGCAGCAACAGCTCGTCGCCGACTTGGAAGTCGCGATCGTTAAAGCGGATTTCGTGGGTCTTGCGGTCGGCCAGTACGGCGGCGAACACTTCCGGGTCGGTCTTTAGCTCGTGCACGCGGCGGGCCAGGTCCGGCAGTTCAGGGGATGCGGTAGGGGTGGTGGTCATGCTGCGTTCTCCGCGCCGTGGCGCTCAAAGTAGAAGATGACCGGCGCGCCGGTCTCGGCGATCAGGCCGTATGCCTTGGCGAGCCGGTAAATCGGGTGGTACTGGTTCAGCGAATTAACGTGACCGGCCAGCCACTGCCGCCAGCCTTCCAGCGGCATGCTGTGCTTGCTCAGGTTGCAAGGCGCGCATGAGGGCATGAAGTTGTCGAGGCGGTCGTTCTCGGGCTTGTACAGTTCACCGGTGGCGACCAGCCGGCCGCCGCGCATCGCCAGCTTTCGCTCGACCGGCTCCAGATGATCGGCGTGCCAGCGCGCGCCCAGCTCGCAGCCGCAGTACGCGCACCGACCGCCGAACTTGGCGTGCACGGCGACGCGCTGCGCTTTCGTCAGGCGCATGCTCATACACCGCCTTCCTGGCGCCCGCCAGCTGTAGATGCCTGGGCTGCGATGTCCTGCTCCGTGATGACGTAGGTGCGCACATCCCGCACTTCGTAGAAGTCTGGCGGGCATGCCTTCTTGATCCAGCCCTCGAGCAGCGCGTCGAGTTCGGCCTTATTCTCCGTGCTTACATCCGGGTAGCCGTCCGCATATTCACCGGCGATGTCGTAGGCACGGTCGCCCATTTGGTCGATCACATCGTCGGAATCGATCAAGCGGCTCAGTGCTGGATAGACAGCCATGCCGGTGAACACCTGTGCGCCCGCTTTCAGGTCTGGATAGTTATCGAGAAGTTCGGACAGCGAATCGTGACTAAAGCCTTCGTCGTTGAGCGACCAGCATTGTTTCGGCGCGGCCGGCGCAGGCACTTCGGCGGCTGGCAGAGGCTTGGCTTGTGCTGGCGCGGCGGGAGTAGCGGCGAGGTTCTCGACGGCCATGTCGTAGATGCGCTTGATGGTGTCCCACTCGACCGTGATGCGCTGCTGGACTTTGCCTGTGCCGCTGCATTCCGGGCAATCGTCGCCATAGCTGTCATCACCGTCGCCAAGGCACTCAGGGCATTCGATGTCGGTGGATTCGTGGAACTCGCCGGACAACAGCCCCTTAGCACCGTTCTCAGCGGTCAGGCGGCGCGGCATCAGCACGAACCCTTCCGGCACCGCTACCTGACCGGCTTGTGCCGCGACCTGAGTGCCGAATGCAGCTGTGCATGCTTCGCGGAATTCTTCGATGATCGAACCCCCATAGAGCTTCCAGTTGTCTTCGCGGTCAACACCGCACGCGTCCGCCTGATGGTTCGACAGCCAGCGGGCACCAGCCGAGATACGCTCATCCGTCAGTGCAGTAGGCATAAATGCCGTGCTCGCACCGACCGAACCGAGTGCAGACATGAAGTCGCCAAACTTTAAGCCAGCAACATCAGCGCCGATCTTGTGCCAGGCCTTGTATAAGCGCTCTGCGTCGAACAGCGCAGTGCTTGCACCAGTAGTTGCAGGAGGGGTGGCGGAGTAGACTGGAGCTTTGCAAATCCAGTACGTTCCATCCTTGAGAACGCTTAAGTCAGGATCGCCCATCACACAGCGGCCATCTTCGAGCGCGAAGCTTTGGACTACTTCAGGTGCAGCCACCTGATAAAGAGGCTCGACTTCCGCCTTATTGGCGACCTGACGGGATGCGCGGTCGGCTGCAAGAAGGACGCGCAGCAGCATCACAGCCAGTCTGCCTCGCTCGTCGCTTTCCAATTTCGGCCCGCTGACGATCCATTGAGCCTTGCTTTCCCAATGAGCGGGGATAACTGGCAGTTCGCCTTCTTCTGTCGCCTTATTGGCGATAGCTGGCACATCCCACTCCAGCGGCTCGGTCGGGCGCTGGCCGTGGCGCATGCGGCGCGCCGGCATGTCGTCTTCTGGGAGCAGCGCCCGAATCGCCCTCGGCTCGCCCACCATGGCATACTGCTGCGGCTGCGTGTTCGGCACCTCCGCCAGGGCGGCAGCGGCCAGCGGCATCTGGCCCAAAAACTCGGCACCTGCAGAGGCGAAGCGGTTGGCAAGTTCGGTGCGTTGCGTGTCGAAATCGTTATCGGTCATCAGTCTCTCTCGTTGTGGTTACAGGGTCTTGGCTTCGGCGCGGCGGTTCGCTTCGATCGTGCGCCACACTTCGATCTTTGCTTGGGCGCCGACGATCAGCCATTTCAGCGCCTCCTCTTGTTCTACCGCCACTCGCAGCCCGTCCAGAAGCTGCATGTAGGCCGGGTCGGCGTAGGCCTCTCGCTCCTGGGAGACTGCCGATTTGTGGCCGGCGCTCTCCGCGTCGCGCATCAGCAGCGCCTTCTTCGATTTCCTGAATTCCTCCAGGTAGACGCGCTCCGATTTCGCCTTAGCGTAGGCTGGCGCGTTGTCGCGGATGAAGTCGAGCGATCGGAAGATGTTGATTTCGCTCTCGGTCGTCAAGGCGCCACCTCGCCGCGCACGGCCGCCAGGTTCAAGGACGCCAGCCGCTCGATGATCGCCAGGGCCGGCAGGTCGAACGCCTCGACCAGCGCGTCGACGATCTGGACGTCGGTCAGCGCCGTCGTCGCTGCGTCAGCCAGGTCGCACAGGTGGCCTTGGTGGGCGGCGTTCATGCTGCCTCCGCGATCGGCGCGCCAGCGCGCAGGATGGCGACGTTGGCCTGCACCAGCCCGTCGAACTCGGCCAGTCGCTCGACCATGGCGTCGATGAAGGCGTCGTCGCGGAACACGCGCTTGACGAACAGGTCCTTGCCGACGGCGGCCAGATCCGGCACGTACATCAGGAAGTCGCACCACGCGCGGCCGGTGATCCACATGCCGCCCTGCATCTGGTGGTCGTACTCGCTGGTGTCGCCGGTCGCCAGAATGTGCAGAATCTTCGCGCTGTCGATCGGCGCCTTGATCTCGATGAGGCCGTCGTCGTCCACTAGGCCATCGGAGCTGTACGCAAAACGGCCGCTATCGTCAATGCAGATGCCCGACTCAGTGACGAACGATTTTGTGATGGCCTCGTAGCGCATACGAGCCGCAAATTCCATTTCGTGTCCACGATCGAGAGTCCAGGCCTTGGGTGGCTCGCCATGCGGCTGACCGCTTATCAGCTCAATGGCCAGGTCCGCGGCGTACCGCTCGGCGACGGCAGTAGGATCACCAACGTTCCGCGTTGCCGATTTTTTCTGGCAGCGACTGATGGCGTCGGCGAAACACGATGCTGTCACCCGGCCAGCCCTGGCCTGCAACCACTCCGGACTTCCCTGCTGCATATTCAAAAATTTCATGACCCGCTCCATGATTTTCCTGCCCAGATCTCGGACAAGTATTGCTTCGTCACCCCATACTTCACGGCCAACTGCGCCGGCAGACCTGTCGGTGCTCTTTTCCCCGGAGGTCTTGCTGCACGAATTTCCGCGACTTGATCTGCTGTTAGCTTCGCGGTGTGGACCTTCCCGCCCTTCACTTGCCTACCCTTGATCACCTTGTCTGCCGTGTTTTCCTGGTTTGTCCCAGGGAATATGTGATTTGGATTGCAGCACTCCGGGTTGTCGCACCTATGGCAAGCGAACAAGCCTGGTGCCATGGGCCCATGTTCAAGCTCCCATGCAACCTTGCTGGCTGGCTGGTGGCGCCCATCCAACCAGAAGGCGCCGTATCGGTGCGTCGAGTGCTTGTTTCTCGGCGCGGCCAGCCATGGCCAGCATTCATCAGCCCCGCGCACATCGACCTTTTCCCAGAAGCGATCGGGCATAGGTAGATCCTTCGATGCTTTCGCAGCCCTGGCAGCAGCCGCAGCCTCAACCCTATTCACGGCTGCACCAGAGCCGCGCGGCGCGCCGCCACAGCATCCTTGAATTCCTTGTAGGCGTGCTTGTCGTTCGCGCGCTCGATCGCGGCGATGCCCAGCTCCCACACCTTCAGCACATCGGCATCGGTCGGTGCTGCGTTCACCTTGGCGATCCAGTTGTCGGCCAGCGTCGTGTCCAGCTCCGCGCCAGCGCCGTCGTCGTCGCCCTGGTCGTGGGTGGCCAGGCCGGTGGCAGCCAGCAGCGTGTAGCGCTGCAGGTAGGTGATTGCCGACGCCATCTGCTGGATGTTGTTCTTCTTGCCCGAGTCGTCCTTCGCAGCCGACAGCGTGGTGCGCTCGCAGTGGCCCTTCCGGTGCGTCAGGATGCAGGTCACGACGACCTGGGCGCCCTGCTGCTCGGTGTCCCAGCGGTGGCTGAAGCCGTGCTTCGCCAAGCCTTCCACGATCGCGCTCGTCACATTGCCCAGCGTGGCGTGGGTGTACGAGGTGCCGCTGAACTGCACCAGCTTGTCCTTGACGATCTGCGGCGGGTTCAGCTTGAACTCGGCCATGTCGGCGACGTAGGCCTTGCGCGCCTCGTTTTCCTCATAGCGCTGCTGCAGCTCCATTAGCTTTTCCAGGCGGTCGAGGTCGGCACCGTTCTCCAGTGCATAGCGCAGCAGGTCGGCGGGTGCCACGGCGCCGCTCGTTGCGGCTGCCACAGGGCGGGCTGGCTGGGCGGCGACAGCGGTCTGCGCCGGCGCCATGTCGATTACGTCGTCCATCGTGTTCTCCTAGAAACCGAAAATGTAGGTGTGCACCGCGCGAGCCGCCGCCTTGCGCGGGCTGAAGCCGGCCAGCAGGGATAGCCGGTACTGGTTGCGAATGTGGCGGATCACAGAACGCCCCTTTCCACGCCCAGGAGCTTGGCCGCGAGCCGGGCCATGCGCTGGTGCTCGGCGTTCAGCATGCAGATTGCCTCGATGCGCGCGTCGTCGATCGCCCGGATGTTCTGCTCGCTCAGCGCGAGCTGGTGGCGGATCACGGCCAGGCGCAGCGGCTTGAGCAGCTTGCGCGCCAGGCGGCGGATGACGCGGAACGGGCCGCGGTGGATGCGGGTGGCGGCGATCATTGGGCCCTCGCTTTCAGCATCGCGTCCGCCCAGCGGTATGCGTTTTCTGCAGTCGGCTGGATGGTGTTCGGGTTGCTGTTGCTGGCGGTGGCCATGGCCTGCATCGCCCGCGCCGCGAAGTAGTCGCGCAGAGACATGCCGTTGAACTGGTTGTCAGCACTGGCCCCGACGATCGGGAATGCTGGGTCGCTGTAATCTTTCATCCCTCTGCTCCTGTTATGGCGCCGGCGCGGCCGGCTTCGATGTCTGTGCCGTCTTTCCGGCTGCCAGGGCATGCTCAGTTCCCACTGTCCCGTTCACTGACCCGGGCAAGGCAATCCGCGCGTTTCGGGGCGCGGCGCGCCGTCTTACACTGGTGCTGGCCTGACTATCTCGGCCGTGTCGGGGATCTCGTCACGCCAGATTTGCGGAATCTCGCCGCCGTGCCACACGTTGTTGCTAACCCACTCGCGCGACCCGTCCAGCATGCGGAAGTGGAAGCGGTGACCAGCAAAACCGAGAAATCGCCCGTCGCCGGGGTTTTCAACATTCCCGCCGTCCGTGTAGATGTTTCCGCCAGCAACAACCGCCGTACTGTGGTGGTGGCGGTTCGGCGTTTTCACCGGGTCGTTGAGGAAGCGCCAGTAGAAGTCACAGCTAAAGCAGAGCTGCCGCGCCGTGAGGTCCGCGCTCGTTTTCTCGTTGTAGTGGCACTCTTCCTGGTCGCCACACTTCACGCAGGTATGGCTCATGCCGCCACCCGGTCGAGATAGCGGTGCGCACGCTCAACCAGCGTTGGCTGGCGGTTGCGGCGCGCACGTTCCGCGAGGTCCTTCTCGGCCTGCTTACCGCCCAGCTCCAGGGCCATGCGCTGCAGTAGGTCAAGCATCGCGTTCTCGCCGCGCGCCGTGCGCTGCAACAGCTCGGCCAGCGCTTGGCTGTCGCCCAGGTACGGGTCGATGTTCTCGATCATGTCCGCCGTGTTCAGCTTACCGCCGGCCTTGATCGCTTCGAGGATCATGAAAGCCTTCTCGCGGGTCAGCTTGTCCAGCTCGGCTTGGTATTGCAGGTCATCGTCTTGGTCGGCTCGGGCCATCGTCTTCTCCTGGTGCGCCCTGCTGGGCTCGGTTGCGATGGAGTTACTTTATAGCGAATCGCTAAACTGCGCAAGAGAAAAATGTAGCGTTGCGCTAAATTGTTGCGGTAGACTGGCTCCCGCACTGGATGGTCCAGGCGAAAAAAAAGCCCGCGCGTGGCGGGCATGGAGGATGGGATGTCAAAGAAGAACCGGGTTGTTGCGTCGATCACGATCCACGTGACCGAGAACGGCACCTATAAGGTGGGCGAGGTGATGGGCGAACTACGGCGCCATCGGCACGACCTGACGTGGACGCAGGCCAAACACGCAATCAAGGAATTTCGTGCGACCACCGCGAAGACTGCCGATGGTAGTCAAGCACAGGCGCATATCCAGGCGCTCAAGAAAGCCCTTGCGACTAGCTTCCCGACTTTCCAGTCGCCTGTGCAATCAATTCAGCCGCCATGTGCTCAAATCCCTCAAGGTACGCATCGCTTGCTGATGATCCCAGTAGGCCAGTGCGGCTGCGCTCAAGGGCCCCAGACAACAAAACAGCAGTTCGGGCATCAGAACCGCTAACTGCCATCAAGCATTTAATAGCATCCATCTGCGCCACGATAGATCCATTCAAAATGTCTAGGCGCATTTACAATTGCTGCAGTTCTGTAATTGCCATATTCAATCTCCACTCCCCGCCACGGCGGGGATTATTTTTTGGTGGCCGCTTTATATCGCCAGAATGCCAAGGGTAGAAACAGAAGCAATGTGCCAGCGATCATATCCGGTGGCGCTGGCGATGCGAAGAGTAGTAGCAGGCAGACGGCAAGTGATACTGCATAAGCAACCCAAAGCCTCCGCGAGAGCGCAGCAATTCTACTAAGTGCGGCTGCCACAATCACGAATATCGCAAACGTCATCAGCAACTGGCCGAAAGCGCGGCCATAGTCAAATGGTTCCATTTAGATTCCTAGGCGAGTGTTGATCTACAGAATTTGCGATGCTGGATTTTTTGCCTTACTTCCCTTGATCGGAGGGGTGCGAGCTTTCCGAATTGCCGCAGTTGCGCCTGAGCAGTCAAACCTCGAAACGCTAAACTGACCATTTTGTAATGGCACAGCGAAGCCTATCTCTCCTCCCCCTTCGAAGCCTAGAACCGACATATTGAGATCGTCGAGGAACATCATCCTGGTGCCAGCCACAGTGGCGCATGTCGCGTCAGTGTAATTGGCACCGGCCGCAGAATTAATCAGTACCGGGAATTTCCCGTTCTCATCGCACGTGAGGCTCCATGAAAAATATGCGCTGCATGAATTTGTGGATGCAAAACAGAGAACACCCGCGACCTCTCCATTTCTATTTGTGGTCTTGGCTATTTGCACATCGCCACCATCAATTATGACCTCCCATGCTCCTATTTTTTCGGAGGCGTCGGCCCCAATCGCCAATGACATCAGCGCGGCGCATATAAAGAGTTTCATTTCGCTCCCTAGTTATATTTGTTTGTTCTTATCAGACTAATTTTTGCTTCACCTCAGTCACGACTCCAATCACAACCAACGTTTCCTGATCACTCCGAAGCGTCGGAAAGTCGTCATTCAGAGGAACAAGTTCAAAAATCTCATTTCCATTCGAATCTATACCGCGCGGCCGATATTTCTTGAACGTCGCCTGATTACTGCCATTGCGCGCCACAACGAAATTACCTGGGCCTGGCGAGCGATCAGGGTCAACGAACAGCCGATCGCCGGGCTGGAACCGTGGCGACATCGACATCCCCTCCACGTCGAGGCAGAACGCCCAGCGGGATAGCTTCTGGTCTTCCGTGTATTCGATTGCGTACCCATCACCCGGCTCATACGGGTTCTCCATGTCGCGCAGTGCACCGGCTTGAACCGAGGAAATTACCGGAATCGGGCGAGATGCGAGCATCACAGGGGTAACGTTCATATCAAATGGGCGCACTTCGCTATCGGCCCCAGTCTCTTTCTGGAACAAGTGCGACTTGTCCATCCATCCACGCGGCTCCCCAAGTGCAGCCTCGATTCGGCGCGCCATAGCGTCGCCCATCATCTTCGGCGTGCCCGACTTGCTGTCTGGCGTCCTGTTGCGGATCTGGCTCAAGTACGCGGCCGAGGTCTTGGCGGCCTCCGCGAGCTTAGCCGCTGTCCCGAGGCGCTTGATCGCCACCTCCAGATTTTCTCGCCTGATTTCATCGTTTGCTTGCATCCGAGCATTACATAGCAGATCGCTAAACTTTGAAATATGCGATTCGCTATTGACGTTATTTAGCGAATCGCTATACTGTCTTCCTATGGACATCAAAACCTACCTCTCTCAAGAACGCGGCCGCCAGGCGTCTCTGGCTAAGGCCATTGGCGCCCATGCGCCGGACATCAGTCGATGGGCGGATGGCACAAGGCCAATTCCCTTCGTACATGGCGCAGCAATCGAGGCCGCGACTGGCGGCCTTGTGACGCGTAAGGAGATGTTCCCGAACGACTGGCAGCGCTATTGGCCTGAGCTGGTCGACCAATCCCAGCCGCAGTAACCCCTGCGGCTTTTTCGTGGGCAGAAAGTTGCCCAAGGGCTCATGCCCAGCACCACCCACCCCGTAACCCGCATCACCAAGGAGAAGTAAATGAAGAACCCGAGCCCGACCCTGATCGAAGCCGCGTTGGCGAACTTAGACGACGGACCGCGCGACCAGATCATCCGAGTTCGCGCGACCCAGAAGCAGAAGGACATGTTCGCCAAGTGTTCGGCTGCGAAGGGCCTGCCAAGCGCTACGCACGCTCACCTTCTGCTCATGCGTGCTGTAAGCGCCCATGTTAGGCCGCGTCACCCAGTGCGTACAGGGGCCGGTCGTGGGCCAGTTGGCCGCGCGATGGCCTCGGGCCGGAGGCACCTTTAATGGCTTCCGGCTTCGCGGCCAGGAGACAGGCAAAAAAACGGCCCGGGTAGAGACCGGGCCATGAAAGGATTTCAACAGTGAGCACATTATCACCCGAAAACCACGCGGCGACAAAGGTAATCGCCAAGGCGTGTAGCTGGGCCGACCAGCGGCGCACCATGCGCGAGGCGACCGAGGACCAGAAGGGCCGCGCAATCGGTCGTTTCGCCAAGAGCAGCGACGAGCTGGCCGAGGCCGTCGAGAAGTACCGCAAAGCGGGAAAGGCCGGACAGCCATGACAGACCAGATCGCCACCCGCAAGATGATGTTCGACCGTGGCGCCGCCGCCTTCGTCAAAGGCCTGGGCGCCAACGACCACGGCATGAATCCCGGCGCGCCTGCCATCACCGAATGGCAGAACGGTTGGCATAACGCCCGCCGCGCCTACATGCGCGCCACCCAGCAGCAGGCTGAGCTGGTGAAGGCGGCGCCATGACGAACCTCGTCAGCATCCAGAAATGGCTCGGACAAGGCAGCACCCCGTTGTCGCCCGAGTCCATTCAATTCACCACCCGGCCGGCCAAGTCCTGCCGCGGCTGCCTGTTCCAGGACCAGCATTCCTCCATCTGTGATCGCGCCTGCCAAGCCGCCGAGAAGGCCGAGCTCGAACACTGCGAGCGCGGCTTCATCTATGTCGAGAAGAAGGTCGATCCGCGCCAGGTCTCGCTGATCGAGCGGGAGCACTGACCATGCGTGATTACTGGACCGACCACAACGGCAAATCCTGGATCGTCCCACAGATCCTGGGCCGCCTCAAGATGCGCATTCCCGCCCATGCGGCTCTGCGCGACTACGTAATTCATCGCGATAACTACACCTGCAAGGCGTGCGGCTCCACCGACAGGATGGCCTTGGTCGCGGATCACGTTGTATCGCGCCGAAATGGTGGAGCACACCATCCGGACAACATGCAGTGCCTCTGCCAGTCCTGCAACTGCCGTAAGGCAGGCCTGATCGACTCGAAAGGGGCCCAGCATGGCTAGGATTCGCTCTATCAAGCCGGAATTCCCACAGTCGGAAAGCATGGGCAACGTCTCGCGAGACGCCCGCCTGACTTTCATCCAGCTCTGGACGATTGCCGACGATGAAGGGAGGCTTCGAGGAAATTCGCGAATGCTCGCGAGCCTTCTTTTCCCCTACGACGACGACGCTCCAGGCCTAATCGACGGCTGGCTGAAGGAACTCGAAGAGGAAGGCTGCATCGCCCGCTACAAGTCCGGCACGCAAAGCTACGTGCAGCTCTGTAACTGGTTGATTCATCAGAAGATTGACAAGCCGAGCAAGTCGAAAATCCCACCATTCGAAGAATCCTCGCGAATCCTCGCGAAGCCTCTCGAAGTGTCGTCGGAGGAAGGGATCAAGGATCAAGGAAAGGATCAAGGAGAGGAAGGGATCGGAAAGGAACTCTCCGTCGAGCGCCGCTCCGCGTCTCCCGACCGCGATGTCGTGACCGAGGTGTTCGCCTACTGGCAAAAGGTCATGGACTCGCCACGCTCCCAGCTGGACGACAAGCGCCGCAAGGCGATCAAAGGCGCGCTGAAGCTCTACGAGCCGCGCCAGGTCTGCGAAGCCATCCTGGGCTGCTCCCGTAGCGCCTGGCACATGGGCGAGAACGACCGCCGGGCGAAGTACAACGGCCTCGACCTGATCCTGCGCGATGCCGAGCACATCGACAAGTTCATGGAGCTGGCCAGCAAGCGCACCACCGGCCCCGAGAGCATCGAGCAGCGCAACGCCCGGATTCTGGCCGAGCTGATGGCCGGCGACAGCGCCATCGACCCGAACGTGATTGACGTGGACGCCCAGGAGGTGCTCGATGCGTAACGACGACCTGCCGCAATTCGCCGCCCTGCTGGCCGATGTGCTGGCCGGCTATGGCAAGCCGCTGCCCGAGAAAGCCGAAATCGGAATCTGGTTCAAGCAGCTCGCCCCCTTCCCTGCTGCCACGGTGAAGCGCGCCTTCGAGGCCTACCGCATGGAGCGCCCGGACTTCGCGCCGGCGCCGAACGGCATCGTTGCCCGCGCGCGCTTGATGGACGGCCGCCCGGACGAGAACGAAGCCTGGGCCGTGGCCCTGACCAGCCAGGACGAAGCCGAGACAGTCGTGTGGACCGACGAGATGGCCGCGGCGTTCAACCTGGCCCGGCCGCTGCTCGAGACTGGCGACGAGGTCGGCGCGCGCATGGCGTTCAAGGATGCCTACAAGCGCCTGGTCGGTGAGGCCCGCGGCCAGAACAAGCCGGCCAACTGGAACGTGTCCGCCGGCTGGGATGCTCAGCGCCGCCAGATCGCCGTGCAGAAGGCCACCGTCGCCGGCCTGCTCGCCAGCCCCCAGCCACACCTGGCCCTGCCGAACGAAACCGACCTGCCGCCGGCGCGCCCCGAAGGTCTGCAGAAGCTCAAGGAAACGCTCGCGCAGCTCAACTGCATGAACGAGCGGGCCGCGGCAGATTATCAGGCCGAACTGGCTGCCGAGCGTGACGCCGAGCAGGCGCGCCGCGACGAGATCGACGCCAAGGTGCGCGAGTACCTGAAAAAGAACCCGGCCGCCCGCTACGGGCAGTTGCCGATCAAACCGGAGGCACCATGAAAGACGAAACCCTGAGCGAGCGCTTCGCCCGCATTCGCAAGCACTACGAGGCCGAGCTGCCGCGCATGGAGGCCGAATACGCGCGAACCGGCCGCGTGCACTTCGACCCGTACCGTCTGGACTTCACCAGCGATATGACCCCGATCGAGGCCAGGACCTGGGCTGATATTCGCTGCGCGGGCCTGCCCTTCTTCCCGCAGCTACCGGCCCTTGGCTACTTCCTGGACTTTGCCGACCCGTTCAAGAAGATCGCCATCGAGTGCGACGGCAAGCAGTGGCACGACGCCGAGAAGGACGCAAAGCGCGACGCCCGGCTGCGCGCCGAGGGCTGGACTGTCTACCGCATTCCCGGCTCCATGTGCACGCGCACGTTGCGTCGGCCAGTCGATCTGCTGATCGAGAAGCAGGAGGCCGGATATAGCGAGGATGAGGCCCTGCGCCTTGTGCGCGCCCACGCGGCCGAGTGGTTCGCCAAGACCTCGGAAGGGATCGTCGAGGCGATCGGCATCACCCACTACGGGTTCGAGAGCCCATTCGCCGCGGCGGGCATGTTCGTAGGGCCAGCACGATGACCCGCGAACTCGACCCCTGCGCCATGTGCGACCGCTTCATCGTGCCGGCCGACGGCGCGCCCACCGGCCACTGCACCGCCTGGGGCGAGCAGAAGCCCTGGGACGGCCAGATCGGCGTCCTGTTCAAGGAAGCGAAGGACCGGGCGCCGAGGGCGCGGTATGTGGCGATGCAGCAGGCACAACAACAAGAATTGGAGAAAGCATGAAAATCCTTATTGGCTGCGAATACTCCGGCCGAGTGCGCGATGCGTTCGCCCGGCTTGGCCACACAGCGGTGTCCTGCGACCTGCGCGCCACGGAGGCGCCGCGCGGCTGGCACATCCAAGGTGACCTGCTGGAGGTCATCAAGTCGGGCGCCGAGAGCTTCGACATGATGATCGCGCACCCGTACTGCACGTACAACTGCAATTCGGGCATCCGCTGGATGTATCACCCCGATGACACCCATCTGCGGGCCGAGGAGCGCCGCCGGCATCCTCTGTATCCGAACCGGATGGAAGACTTCTTGCGCGGCGTCGAGTTCTTCAACGCGCTCAAGAACTGTGGAATCGAAAAGGTCGTGCTCGAGAACTCGATGCCGCACGGGCTGGCGATGCAGCACATCGGCCGCTATGACCAGATCGTGCAACCATGGATGTTCGGCTCGCCATTCACCAAGGCCGCCGCGCTGTGGCTCAAGGGCGTGGCGCCGCTGGTGCCGACCCACAAGAAGAGCGACTACGCGCCGGGCGAGATCAAGGCCGCATGCCACATGATGCCGCCGGGCCCGAATCGCGAACGCGAACGCAGCCGCACCGACCCGGCGATCGCTGAGGCCTTCGCTTCGCAATGGGGTGGCGCCGTCCGCGCCGCGCTGATGGAGGCCGCATGATCCGCACCTCTCCCATCGCCCTCACTGGCACCCTCACCCGATCGACCGCGCTGCGCACCACGCTCCGCGAGCGCAAGTGCTCGAACTGCGGCGACAAGTTCAAGCAGGCGCGCATGGGTCAGCAGGTCTGCAGCGCGCCGTGCGGCGCCAGTTATGCCCGCCGCCTGCGCGAGCAGCAGGAGCGCAAGCAGACGCGCGAGCGCAAGGCCGCCATCAAGACGCGCGGCCAGCACATCGCCGACGTTCAGGTGGCGTTCAACGCCCTGGTGCGCTACCGCGACCGCAATGAGTTCTGCATCAGCTGCCGGGTGCACCTGCCCACGCTGGCCGACCAGCCCGGCGGCGGCTTCGATTGTGGCCACTACCGGAGCCGCGGCAGCGCGCCGCACCTGCGCTTCGACCTGCGCAACGCTCATGGCCAGTGCAAGAAGTGCAACCGCTACCGCGCCGGCAATGCAGCCGACTACCGCATCGGGCTGATCGCGCGCATCGGCGCCGCCGCTGTTGACGCGCTCGAGTGCGACCAGGCCGGCGGCGCCTGGACGATCCCCGAACTGCTCGAGTTGAAGGCCGACTTCCGCGCGCGGCTCAAGAAATTGAAGGAGGCAGCATGAAACGCAATGTCACATTCCAGTCAGCGCGCGCTCAGCTGCGCATCGAGCGCCTGCTCGAGCTTCTTGCGGACGGCATGCTGCCGGCGCGCACGCTGGCCGAGAAGCTGCACTGCGACCAGTCCGGCTTGACTGAATACCTGCGCTACCTGGGCGCCGAGCCGCGCCGCGTGCGGGTGGCCGGCTATGAGGTCGTGAACGGCACGAAGCGCCGGCTGTATGGCTTGGGCGCCGAGCCGGACGAACCGATGACCGTCAAGACGAACCGTGAGCGCTACGCCGCAGTCCTTGCGGATCCGCTTCGCCTCCAGCGCACCCGCGAGCTGTCACGCGCCCGCCACCGGCAGCGCCGCGACGCCGTCCCGCTCGATCAACGTAAGCGCAACCGCCTGCGCATTGACCAGGCGCTCGAGCCGCGCATCCTCGCAATCCTGACCGAATGTCCCGGCTACACCGTCGACCAGCTGGCCACCAAGATGAGCGTGGGCGAGCGCTCGACCCGGACCGCCGTCGAAAAGCTGCGCGCCGCCGGCAGCATCCAACGCTCGGCCAACGCCAAGGGGAAAAAGCATCGCTACGAGACCCCGGGCAAGCCGATGCCGGCGCCGCTCGTCACTAAACCGCAAGGCGCTTTTGCCGCACTAGGACTCTGACCATGGACGTGACCATCCCCAAATTCGTTCCGCCCACCGTGCACGAGCGCGTCGAAGCGCACATCAAGACGCGGCCCGGCATCATGACCCGCGAGCTGGTAACTGAACTCGAAATCACCACCGGATCGGCCACCATGGCTGTGCACCGGCTGCAGCAGCAAGGCAAAATCCACCGCATCAACCTGCTGAACGAGCGTCGCGCGAAGTGGGAGGCAGGCCCGGCGCCGGACTTCGACCCGGACAACCCATCGCCAGGCATCGGACAGCCGAAGCAGCGAACTGTCAAATCCTGGGAGCGTCCACGGCTCGCTCCCGATCCTCTTCTGTGGGCACTGTACGGAGCGCAGCCATGACAGTCACGCATCGAATGACAGGGACAAAGACCTTGAGCATCTACCGCAAGATGAAGCGGCGCTGTAACGATTCGAAGTCGCACAACTGGCCCCGCTACGGCGGGCGCGGAATCAAGGTCTGCAAACGCTGGATGGAATCAATCGAAAATTTCGTAGCTGATATGGGCCTTTGCCCCGAGGGAATGACGCTCGATCGAATCGACCCCAATGGCGATTACGAGCCCAGTAATTGCCGCTGGGCGACGATGTTGACCCAATCCAGGAATCGCACGAACAACATCATCCTCGAGCTCAATGGCAAGAGCATGTGCATGAGTGAGTGGGCCGAGCTCACTGGCATTAAGATCGGCACTCTCTGGTGGCGATTCAAGGCTGGGTGGGGCCACGAGCGGATTCTGACCACGAAGGTGGCGCGATGAAGAGCCACGATATCGGAACCCGTCTGGAAAATTGGGGGAGATTCTACCGCCCGAACCGCACGATTGGCATCAGCCCGACCGGCGCCTACTGCGACCAACTCGAGCGCGAGGCCAACGGGGAGAAGCCATCCGGCGAGCGCCGCAAGCTGGACGAGCTGGACGCCGCCGCCATTGAACGCAACATGCGCCTCGTGGAGCCGCGCCAGCGCATGATGCTCAAGCTGTGCTACATCGACCAGGCTGACCCGAACGTCGTTTGCCGCAAGATGCGCATCGCGCACCGGCCGGCGACCATCTTCGTGGACCTGTTCCGGCAGGCGCAGGCTACAATTGAGGCATTGGTGAATACTGATAAGGGGGTAAAGGGTGGAAGTTAATAATCTGCTGTGGGATGATCTGGACTATTGGGCTGGCCGAGCTTTTTTTGGTAAAGACATAAGTCGCAGCTTGATGATGCCAGATCGAAACAACCTCCATGTGGAACGATGGGAGCCGAGCGAGAACCATTTTCAGGCCATCCAAATTATCGAGCACGAGAAGATTGCGACTTGGTATGCCGCCGGTCAATGGTATGCCACGTATCCTGTTCCTGACTCAACGACATATGATGCTGTTAGCGCCTACATTGATGTGAGCGACGATGACAGCTCGCAAGGGCCTACCCTGCAGATTGCCGCATTGCGGGCATTAGTTCGGGCGAAATTTGGCGATACCGTGCCAGATGACCCAAAAGCATGAATGACCCCGACCGCGCCCTGTGGGAAGAAATCGCCTCCTTCCTCACGGTGAACACAAAGATGCGCGGCCACTCGATCGGCAAGGTGGCAACCGCACTGCTCCCGATGATGCGCGACGCCGCGCGCTACCGCTGGGCCGCTTCCGACCCGCGCCATATGGCCGAGCTGGCTGGCTGCCGCGACAAAGCACAGATGGATGAGCTGATCGACAAACAACGTGCCACGCAGAAAAATATTGACAACAGTCAACCGCCGATATAAATTCCTAGCTACAACTTAATTCCGTCCAGAAACCGACGTGTAAAGCTTCCCTGATGGGAGCTTTCGCACGTCCAGACGAAAGCCCGCGCCGAGAGGTAGCGGGCTTCTTTGTTTCAGCCCAGCTTCTCGGTCCAGCTGCGGCCGCGACGGTCATTGGCGTTCGCCTCCGCCGCCCCGGCGATGTCGTCGACCTCTTCGAATATTTCGGTGGCAACCCGGACAAGGTGCTCTTTTCGGTACGCCTCCGCTTCGCCGCGCAGCATCCTGCTGGTTTCATCATCAATTCGCTTCATCGCTTCGGTGCGCAGATAAGCAGCAAATTGCAAACGTTGGAAGTCCATTTCAGTTCCTAAATTAGTTATTGGAAAGCTAACAATAGCACGACAGTGAGGCCGCCACACGACAGCCGATTCTCTGAGTCGCCTTCCGTGTGGTGGACGCCCGCCCAACCCTCCGTCCGCCGTGTGCGGCACATCGCGGGGCTGTCCACCCTCCCCTGTCTCCTCCGTCGGTTGATCGATCGACGCTTCGCCCCGGCCAGCCCAACACTGCCGGGGCATTTTTTTACTCCGCGAAGAGTGCTACACTGTTCTCTGCGAGGGGATCGACGTTACAGCGGAAGGCGCGCTCTGCGGTAACGAGACGAAGGGGCCGAAGCGTCCACATAGGTGGAAGGGCCGTGCCCTCCCCGAGCTTCCCGAATTTCACATCTTGCCCGACGATCAGCGATGACGTCGGGCATTTTTATTTCCACGACCATGAGCGACACCAAACCAGCCAAGACCCGCAAGAAGGCGGCGCCGGCTGAGGCCGGGTCGCCCGTCCCGCGGGGGCGTCCAAGCACGTTCAGCCAAGCCATCGCACACGAAATCTGTGAGCGACTGGCCGACGGCGAGAGCTTGCGCAGCATTTGCCAGGATGACCACATGCCGGGCCGAAGGACGGTTCTGGACTGGCTCGATGATGACGCGAACGCGCATTTCCGCGCCAAGTACGCACGTGCGCGCGAGGCTCAGGCCGACCTGCTGGCCGAAGAGATCGTGCAGATTGCCGATACGCCGCAGATGGGCACCAAGTCCGTCAGCAAGGCCAGCGGGGTCGAGATCAGCGAAGGCGACATGATCGAGCATCGCCGCCTGCAAGTGCTGGCGCGCCAGTGGTACGCGGCCAAGCTCGCCCCGAAGAAATACGGCGACAAGATCACCCAGGAGCTGACCGGCCCTGGCGGCGGCCCCGTCGAATTCACCGGCATCACGCGCCGAATCGTGAAAGCAAATGAGTGAGCTGATTATCAACACGCCGGCTGTGTTCGAGCCGCTGCTGGCGCCTGCCCGCTATAAGGGGGCGCACGGCGGCCGCGGCTCGGGCAAGTCGCACTTCTTCGGCGAGATGCTGATCGAGGATTGCATCCGCGAGCCGATCAGCGCCGTCTGCCTGCGAGAGGTGCAGAAGTCGCTGAAATTCTCGGTCAAGCGCCTGCTGGAGGCGAAGATCGAGTCGATGAACGCCGGCCTGTACTTCGAGGTGCAGAACGAGCAGATCAAGACGCGCAACGGCGGCGTGATCATCTTCCAGGGCATGCAGGACCACACGGCGGACTCGATCAAGTCGCTGGAGGGTTTTAAGCGCGCATGGGTCGAAGAAGCGCAGAGCCTGAGCCAGCGCAGCCTGGACCTGTTGCGGCCAACCATCCGCGCGCCTGGCAGCGAAATCTGGTTCAGCTGGAACCCGCGCTTCGCTACCGACCCGGTTGACGTGCTGTTGCGCGGTGAAACGCTGCCGCCGAGTGCGACTGTGGTCGAGGCGAACTACATGGACAACCCATGGTGCCCGCAGGAGCTGCTAGACGAAATGGCGTTCGACCGTGCGCGCGACCCCGAGAAGTACGCTCACATCTGGCTCGGCCGCTACCAGATGAACAGCGAGGCCCGGGTGTTCCGCAACTGGAAGATCGAAGAGTTCGAACGTCCGCCCGGCACAGTCCACCGCTTGGGCGCCGACTGGGGCTTCGCGGTCGACCCGTCCGTGCTGGTGCGCTGCGACATCGAGGGCCGGCGCCTGTACATAGACCACGAAGCCTACATGGTGGGCTGCGAGATCGACCAGCTCCCTGACCTGTTCGACCGTGTGCCGGATAGCAGGAAGTGGTTCATCACCGCGGACAGCGCGCGGCCCGAGACGATCAGCTACATGCGGCGCCACGGCTTCCCGAAGATCAATGCGGCCATCAAGGGCGCCAAGTCGCTCGAAGAAGGTGTCGAGTTCCTGAAGACGTTCGACATCATCGTGCACCCGCGCTGTGTCGAGACGATCAAGGAGCTGACGCTGTACAGCTACAAGGTCGATCCGCTCACGGATCAGGTTCTGCCGATCCTAGCCGACAAGGACAACCACGTTATCGACGCGCTGCGCTACGCCTGCGAGGGCGCGCGCAAGGCGACGAAACCCACCGAACCACGACTACGGCCCCACGCCGCCCCTGGGGGCTGGATGGGGTAGCGAGAACCCCACATGGCTGACCCGAAGAAGACCCCGAAAGCTGAGGACGGCGACGACCTGCACGCTGAGGGCATCAAGATTTACGACTATGCGGTCGAGCGCGACGCCCACAACCGCGAGCGCTACGCCGAAGACATTCGCTTCGCCCGACTGGGCGAGCAGTGGCCCGAGGCGATCCGCCAGCAGCGTGAGCGGGAGGGGCGCCCTTGCCTCACCCTGAACCGCATGGCTGCGTTCATCCGCCAGGTGGTCAACGACGCGCGCCAGAACAAGCCGGCGATCAAGTTCCACGCGGTGGGCGACGGCGCCGACGAGTGGACCGCCAAGGTGCAAGACGGGCTGGTGCGCAACATCGAGTACAGCAGCAACGCCGACGTCGCCTACGACACCGCGATCGACAACGCGGTATCGGGCAACGTGGGCTATTTCCGCATCACGACTGACTATGCGGCCGATGACGTGTTCGACCAGGACATTCGCATCGAGCGCATCGCCAACAGCCTGTCGGTGGTGCCGGACGCCTACTGCTTCGACGCCGACTCGGCCAACTGGAACGACGCCTTCGTCACCGAGGACTATTCCAAGGACGCGTTCAAGGAGAAGTGGCCCAAGGCCGACATCGCCAGCTTCGAGGGCGATCGCCGCGGCGACATGGCTGCCGGCTGGATGACCGACGACGGCCTGGTGCGCGTGGCCGAATGGTGGAAGCGCCGCGAGGTGCCGGCCACCATCGTCAAGCTGTCGAACGACATGGTCGTGCCGGCCGAGAAGATGGACGACGAAGAGTTCGTCGCACTGCTCCAAGCCCAGGGCGTCACCGAGGTGGCGCGCCGCGAAACGCGCACGATGAAGGTAACGCAGCACTTGATGAATGGCTGCGAGATCCTCGAAACGAACGAGTGGGCTGGTAAATACATCCCGATCGTGCCGGTCTACGGCGACGAGGTGATCATCGATGGCCGGCGTCACCTGTTCTCGATGATCCACGCCGCCAAGGACGCGCAGCGCATGTCCAACTACTGGCGCACGATGTCAACTGAGCTGGTGGCGCTGGCGCCGAAAGCGCCGTGGGTGGGGCCCGTCGGCTTTGCCGCAAGCGATCCACGCTGGGCGACGGCGAACACCGAGAACCACCAGTCGCTCGAATACGACGGTGACATCCCGCCCCAACGGCAGCCGTTCGCTGGCCCGCCAGCCGGCGCGCTGCAGGAAGCGTTGAACGCCTCGGACGACATGAAGTCGATCATGGGCCTGTACGACGCCAGCCTGGGCGCGCAGGGCAACGAGGTCAGCGGCCGGGCCATCCTGGCACGTCAGCGCGAGGGCGACACCAGCACGTTCAACTTCACCGACAACCTGTCGCGCGGCATCCGGCACGCCGGCCGCATCATGGCCGACCTGATTCCGAAGGTGTACACGGTGGCGCGTGTGATCCGCACCATTCAGGAGGACGGCACGAACCGCGACGTGAAGGTGAACCAGCCGACCGAGCCGCTGCCGGAGGAAGTCCAGGCGCAGCAGGAAGAGATGGTCGGCATCACGCGCATCTACGACCTGACCGTCGGCAAGTACGACGTGACCTGCGAGAGCGGCCCGAGCTACAACACCAAACGCCAGGAAGCGGCCATGCAAATGACCGAGTTCATGCGCGCGGTGCCGGGCGCTGGCCAGGTCATGGGCGACCTATTGGCGCAGAACCTGGATTGGCCGGGCGCAGACAAGATTGCCGAGCGCTTGAAGCTGCTGCTCCCGCCGCAGGCGCAGGGCGAGAACCCGCAGCTCATGCAGGCCCAGCAGCAGATGCAGCAAATGCAACAGGCACTGCAGCAGCTTCAGGGCCAGTTGGCCGACCAGGCGAAAGACAAGGAACTGGACGTAGCCAAGCTGAAGATCGACGCCTACAAGGCCGAAAGCGAGCGGCTGAAGCTCACCGCGCCAGCGTTCGGGCCGGCAGAGATTCAGGCGCTGGTGATGCAGACCCTGCAGCAGGCGCTGTCGTCGCCGGACATCACGCCAGGCGGCCAGCAGCAGGCCATGCCGCAGCCGGGCCAGATGGACCCAGCGCAGGCAGCGATGCAGCAGCAGATGCAGCCGCAGCCGGGCCCCGAGCAACAGCAGCAGCCAATGCAACCACCGCCCGACATGGGCCAACCGATGTAACCACCCGCGGCTTCGGCCGCATCACTGGAGCTTCAAATGGACGAACTGGAACAATCGGCAGAACTGCCGAATTCCGACGCCGCGCACGCCGCCGCTGCCGAGGAACATGAGCAGCAGGCGGATCAACACGAACAGCAGTCGGACGACGCGGCCTCTCAAGAGCAAGCCGAAGAAGACGACGAAATCGAGGTGGACGGCAAGAAGTTCGTCATGCCCAAGAGTGCAGCCGAAAAGCTGAAGGCCGAGCGCCTGATGCATGCCGACTACACCCGCAAGACCCAGGAAGTGGCCGAGACGCGCAAGCAGATCGAGGTCGAGCGCGAACAGGTGAAGCAGGCCGCCGCGCAGCAACAGCAGTTCATCAAGGAGATCGCCAAGGTTCACGCGATCGATGACCAACTGGAGCAGTACAAGGCGCTCGACTGGAACAAGCTCAGCGATGAGGACCCGGTCAGCGCCCAAAAGCTGCATTTCCAGTACCAGGCGCTGCAGCAGCAGCGTCAACAGGCCGCAGAGGCCGTCACGACCAAGCAGAACGAACATGCACTGAATGAGCAGCAGGCGACTGCCAAGCAAGTCCAGGAAGCGGAAGCGTATGTGCAGCGTGAAATCCAGGGCTGGACGCCCGAACGTGGTGCGGTCGTCAACGACTACATCCAGGCCCAGGGCGTGAAGCTCGACCAGGCAACGGCCAAGGCGATTTTCGCCAACCCCGCCCTGATCAAGATTTTCGACCAGGCCGAGAAGTTCGGCCAGCTCTTGAAGAAGCAGGCCGTGAAACCAGCGGCACCCGCCACCCCGCCGGCACCGCCGACCCGCGTGAGCGCCGCCCGCGCAAGCGCCAAGGTCGACCCGGCGAAGATGCCAGTCGGTGACTGGATGGCTCAACGCAACAAGCAGGTTCGCGGCCGATAAGCCACACACATCCCCTTCACAGGCTCGCTTCGGCGGGCCTTTTTCATTCTTGGAGCATTAAATGCCAAACGCAATCCTCACCCCGCAGATCATCACCCGCGAAGCCCTGCGCGTCCTGCACCAGAAGGCCAACTTCATCGGCTCGATCAACCGCCAGTATGACGACCGCTTCGCCAAGTCGGGCGCCAAGATCGGCTCGTCGCTGGATATCCGCCTGCCGAACGAATACGTCGTTCGCACCGGCTCGACCATGCAGCCGCAGGACACCGTGGAACAGAAGACCCAGCTGCAAGTCACCACCCAGAAGGGTGTCGACCTGAGCTTCACCGCTGTCGACCTGACCATGTCGCTGGACGACTTCAGCTCGCGCATCATCGAGCCCGCCGTGTCGGTGCTGGCCGCCAACATCGAAGCCGATGCGCTGTCGATGGCCAACGACGTGTACAACGTGGTCAACAACATCGGCTCGACGCTGAACATGCGCCAGATGCTGCTGGGCAAGAAGCTGCTGACCGACAGCCTGGCGCCGTCCGGCACCCGCAATCTGCTGATGAACACGCAGGACACCGTCGACGCGATCGACAACCTGAAGGGCCTGTTCCAGGATTCGACCCAGATCGCCAAGCAGTACCGCGAAGGCGTGCTGGGCACCACCGCCGGCTTCGGCGACATCATGGAAAACACGATCCTGGGCGGCACCACCACCGGCACCGCGGCCTCGGCCACCGGCTACACCGTGTCGGGCGCCAACCAGACCGGCTCGTCGCTGGCGATCACTGCCGGCACCGCTACCTTCAAGAAAGGCGACGTCATCACCCTGGGCGTCAACCGCGTCCACCCGGAAACCAAGGCCGACACCGGCAACCTGCAGACCTTCGTCGTGACCGCTGACTTTGCCGGCGGCGCTGGCAGCCTGCAGATTGCTCCGGCGATCGTCACCACCGGTGGCCGCAAGAACGTCGTCGCCTCGCCGGGTAACGCCGCTGCCGTGGTCAAGATCGGCGGCGCCAGCCAGGTGTACCGCCCCTCCCTGGCCTACCACAAGGACGCATTCACCTTCGCGACCGCTGACCTGGTGATGCCGGACGGCGTCGACTGGAAGGCCCGCGAGACCTTCGACGGCATCTCGATGCGCATGGTCCGTCAGTACAACATCTCGGACGACACTTTCCCGTGCCGCCTGGATGTCCTGTACGGCTACAAGACCCTGCGCGCACAGCTGGCCGCCCGCATCCTGTCGAACTGATCGACCCAACCCCGCCCCGCCCGCGCACGCCGGCGGGGCTTTTCATCGGAGCCCCCATGGAATTCCAGGAATACCCGAAGGCGCTGTACCTGGCCGGCCAGCAGCTGGTTGTCGATGACAGCGAACAGGAAGAAGCGGCGCGCGCCGACGGCTACGAAGACTGGCACGCCGACCACGCGCGCACCACCGGCGCCGACCATGCCGACGACGAGCAGCCCGCCGAACTCGACCGCGAGGCGCTGAAGGCACGCGCTACCGAGCTCGGCCTGACCTTCGCCCCGAACATCGGAAACAAGAAGCTGGCCGAGTTGATCGCCGGCGCCGAGAAGGCCTGACCATGCCATTCACCAACTACGCCGAACTGAGCGCGGCTGTCTCCGGCTGGCTGCACCGCAAGGACCTGACGGCGCGAATCCCTGACTTCATCGCCCTGGCCGAGGTCGGATTCGACCGGATCGCGCAGGTCCGGCTGATGGAAAACGAGGTGCCGTTGACGCTGGCCGCCGGCGAGCGCTCGGTCACCTTGCCGGCCGGGTTCAGTACGCCGCTGGCGGTGTGGTTGAGCGACGTTCAGCCGCGCGAGGAGCTGGCCGCCATGGTGCCCGAGCTGCTGCCGGTGACGACCGATCCGGGTCGCCCGCTGTATTGGGCCATCGATGGTGGCTCACTCGCGTTCGAGCGCCCATCCGATGTGCCGCGCACCGTGACGTTGCGATACCGCGGTGGCTTCCGCCTGAGCGACGACGCCCCGACCAATGCGCTGTTGGCGAAATACCCGGACCTGTACCTGTACGGCACGCTGCTCCAGGCTCAGCCCTTCCTGAAAAACATGGAAATGCTGGCGCTCTGGCAGTCCATGTACGCGCGCACGGTCAGCGAGATCAACAAGACCGAAAGCCGCTCGCGCGCCGTGGCGCCACTCCGCACGGAACTGGCTGGCTTGCTCGGGCGCGGCTGCGGCGACTTCTACAGGGGGAGCTGATGCCACCCGACTACCAAACCATGCAGGTGGGCGACCGCGCGCGCATGCCGGTCCTGAACACCTGGGAGGGCGCGAACCAGGCGCTGTACCGCGAGATCAACGATTACTGCGCCAAGGCCGAGCCGCGGCCGGCGTTCGAAGTCGAGACCGTGCGCACCACCAGCAAGACAGAGTTTTGGCTCTGTCGCACCCGATAGGAGAAGCCCATGGGCCTCGAAACTGGCGCCTACGTTGGCGACCTCAACCCGAACAACCCGACGCCGGCCGACCCGAAGTCGCAAGGCGATGACCACATCCGGCTGCTGAAAGCGGCGCTGCGGCAATGCTTCCCCGGCTTCACCGGCTCGATCTTGCTGGGCGGCGACGCCACGGCGGTGGCCGACGCCTACACGCTGACGCCCGCGACCGCGCTCCTGGCCTACTCGCCCGGAATGATCGTCGTGTTCAAGGCGCCATCGGCGAATAGCACGGTGGCGCCGACGCTGAAGGTCTCCGCGCTCGACGCGAAGCCGATCCGCGCTGTCGACGGCGCGGCGCTGTTCCCTGGCGACCTGCTGGCGGGCCAGTACATCGTGCTGACCTACGACGGCTCCGTGTTCCGGCTGGCGGCCGTGACCAAGCGCTACATCGACGGCTTGGCATTCCAGACCGCGCTGCCGGGCCAGCCAACTGACGGCGCGGCCTATGGCCTGTACAGCGAGGATGGCGCGATTTCGTACCGCGAGCCCTCGATCTTCGATTACCCCGTCGCCCTGGCTCAACTCCAGGCCGGCGCACTCTCGTTTTAAGGAGCCGACATGGCAAAAGGTAACAATACCGCCGTTTTCGCGCAGAAGCCGCGCACCTCGACCGCAGTCGTCACGGCGGCGGTTTCGAGCATGACCGCTGATCTTCCGACCGGCGTCGTGCTGCTCATGACCGGTGGCCCCGTGTCCACGAAACTGGACAAGGACGGCGAACCGATCAGCGCCGGCGGCTCGGCACTGACGCGCCTGACTGCCCTGCCGCGCGGAACCACGCTTGCAGGAAACAGTTTGCTGCTGTTCCTGAGCAATGACGCCGGCGTGACCATGCGCCTGATCGATTCCGAAACGCTGCCCGCCCAGTCGGTCACCACTACTGCCGGCGTCAACGAAACCACCTTCGCGAACTACAGCGAGACCCGTCCTCTGCGCCTCGGCCCAGGCGACCGCCTGTACGTCGGCGCACAAACCGCGCTGCCTGCGGGGATCGTGTTCAAAGCTGAATATTCGGACTTCTGATCATGCCATATGCCTACGGAATGCAGGGTTTCCCTGCGGTCGGCAGCGGGCTTCCTGGCCTGCCGCAGCGCGCATCGGCTATCGGCGCTGATCCGGCCGGCCCGCCGTTAACCCGTGTCTTTATACGACCGGCTGATGGGGTGCAGCAGAACTATGTCATGCCCGATTGGGCCACTTATGCTCGCGTTACCGCCCTCGGACGCGGCGGACGCGGGCGAGGGGGAACCGCGGGACTTCCAACAACTAGCTCCACAGCATTTGGAGGCGGTGGAGCCGGCTTGTCGGGAAGCAACCAGGAAGTTGTATCTGCTGGACTTCCAATCAATGTCAATTTCGACACCGATGCTACCCGAGTCTCGTTTCTTGGTTATGTCTTGGTCGCCGGGAACGGGGGGGATGCGACTGCCGCTGCTGGCGGGATTGGCGGAGTCGGCTCGGGGGGCGCAGTCAACTTCAGCGGTGGCGCGGGCGAGTCCGGATCTAACGGGCGCAGCGGTGGCGGCGCTGCAGGACGCGGTGGAAATGGAGTCGCTGGGGGCACCGCAGCAAGCTACTTCGGCGGAGATAGCGGCCCTGGTGACGCATTCACGACCGGCGGTGGCCCTGGTGGTGCTGGAAGCGGCATCAGTTCGACCATCACGCCATATCCACAAGGCCGAGTCGGCATGTCGACCAGCTCAATTGGAGCAGTAGCTATTGGACAGTCAACAGGGCCAAATATCGTCCCTACATCCCAAGATGGGGGCGAAGGTGGCGGCGGGTCGGGTGGCTCTCCGGGTACAACCATGTCAAACATCCCAGGTGCCGCCCTGGTTCTCATCGAACTCTGGTAATGGAGACAAACATGCATAGCAATCTCGCAATGATTCTGGCTGGCGTTATTTCGCTCACGCCGCCGCCCGAGCTGATCAGCTGGATGACGGTGCAGCAACTGGGCGACGAAGCCACGATGTCTCAGATCGACTACGTACCAGAGATCGCTGGACGCCGCTGGTATCCGACGCGCGATGAATCGCTGCCGCTGGCGCGCTACCAGAGCTACGAGGAAACCCCGGCAATGACGTTCGACGCTGATGCCAAGGTCGTGGTGCTGGTCTACCCGATCCGCGACTGGACCGCGCAGGAAATCCACGACTGGAAGGCCAGCACCGACCGCTTCATCACGCATACGGCCTTCCGCCGCCGCTTTACCTTCGCCGAGCGCCTCGCGTTCGAGCTGGCTGCGCTGGACAACCCAGGCGGCACGCCGGCCGAGCGCCAGGCCGCCGCCGAGGTGCGCGTGCTGGAGAAGGACACGGCCGCCGCGCGCCACATCGACCTGAACCTGCCCGACGTCCAAGCGGGTCTGGCCAAGCTCGAGACCATCGGCGTTCTTGCCGCCGGCCGTGCCGACGAGATCATCTGGGGCGACGTCGAAGATTACGAGGTGGCCTGATGCCGATTGTCCCGATCCCCAACGCTGGATCGGTGGGGGTTATCCGGGATATTGCGCAGCACGAGTTGCCGCCGGCGGCGTGGACTGACGCCGCCAATATCCGCTTCCTGGATGGCTCCTGCCGGCAGTTCTTCGGCCACGGTCCGGCCTACGGCGCGCCGTCGATCACCCCGTACCACATTGCCCAGCTCAGCATCGGCGCGGCCAGCTACTGGCTGTACGCTGGCGCCGAGAAAATCTATGCGGTGACCGTGACCGGCGGCGTCGCCATGCACACGAACCTGACCCGCCAGACGGCCGGCGCCGACGTGAACTATGCCGGTAAGCAGAACGCCTGGACCAGCACCATGCTCTCAGGCATCCCGATCCTGAACGCCGGGAACGAGGTCGACCCGCCACAGCAATGGAACCTGGACCCGGCGAGCCGATTCAAGGTGCTCGATAACTGGCCGGCGGCGACGTTCTGCAAGTCCATGCGCGCGTACCGGAACTTCCTGATCGCGCTGAATGTGACGAAGGCGGGTGTCAACCTGCCCTTCATGGTGAAGTGGTCGAGCCCGGCGGACCCGGGCGGCGTTCCGGCAACTTGGGACCAGACGGACCAGAACGCCGAGGCCGGCGAATACGACCTGGCCGAAGGTGGCGATCGTGTCATCGACGGCTTGCAGCTTCGCGACAGCTTCATGATCTACAAGGAGCAGTCCGTGTGGCGAATGGACTTCATCGGCGGCCAGTTCGTGTTCAGCTTCCGCAAGGTGCTGGGCTTGTCGGGCGCCATGAACCGGAACTGTATCGTGGAGCTGGACGGCGAACACGCGGTGCTGACCGGCTCAGACTTTGTGATCCACGACGGCCAGTCGGCGACGCCGGTGCTGGACAAGGTGGCGCGCCGCGCGCTGTTCCAGGACATGGACACGGCCTACAACGACCGCGCGTTCGTGTTCAAGAACCCGTTCCTGAACGAGGTGTTCGTCTGCTACGTGGCGATCGGTGGCACGGTGCCGAACAAGGCGCTGGTCTGGAACTACAAGGACCGGACCGTCAGCTACCGCGACATGCCGAACCTGAACCATGCGAGCTATGGCGTGGTCGACAGCACCCTCAGCGATAGCTGGGCATCGGACAACGATAGCTGGGACAGCGACCTGACGGCGTGGAACGGGCCCGGCTTCACGCCGAACCTGGCGCGCGTGTTGATGGCGTCGGACGAGGGGCAACTGCTGCTGCTCGACGCCTCGGCGTCATTCAACGGCGTGCTGCCCGAGTCGTTCCTTGAGCGCCGCGGGCTGGCCTTCGGCGACGATGAATACACGAAGCTGGTCGTGAGCATCCGTCCCCGCATCAGCGGGAACGTGGGCGAGACGGTGATCATCCGCGTCGGTGGCCACATGACGGACCCGACCGCAGATCCCGAATGGGATGCCGAGATCGAGTTTGTGATTGGCGAGGATATCAGCGCCGATTGCATGGTCGAGTACCGCTATATCGCCATCCGGTTCGAGACCGGCACCGCCGCGCAGTGGCGCCTGGATAGCTTCGACTACGAAATCCAACGCGGGAGCAAGTGGTGAAAAGCACAAAAGGAGCAATCCTGGGCTACAAGCCCGAGCCGGTGCCGACGGACCTGCCGCCGTCGGCGCAGCGCTACCTGGACCAGGAGCTGAACCGCATTGCGGGCGTGCTGCAGGGCGCGCTGCTACTGCTGGCGGTGATCAAGTCGACGAAGGTGCTCGCGCTGGAACCCATGTCGTCACCGCCGCCAACCCCTGTCATGCCCGAGATCGTCTACGCCGATGGCGTGGGCTGGGACCCTGGCAGCGGCGCGGGCTATTACTACTACAACGGCACGGTATGGACGCCGCTTGGATAGGAAAACATGATCGACCTGAACATTCAACACTACTTCTCCGGCCGCGAATACGCGAAACGCATGCACCTGCCAGCCGGTCACTATGCCGAGACGCACAAGCATGCGCATGACCATCTCAGCATCCTGGCTGTCGGTGAGGTGCTGGTGACGATCGACGGCATCGAGACGCGCTACGTCGGGCCCGACTGCATCACGATCAAAGCCGGCCAGGAGCACCGCATCGACGCGCTGACCGACTCCGTGTGGTTCTGCGTGCATGCCACGAATGAAACCGACCCTGAGCACGTAGACGAAGTGCTCATCAAAAAGGACTGACCGTGCAGAATTTCCTGAAAATTGCCGATGGGCTGAACGTCCTGCCGCTGCAGCTGGCGCTAGTCCGCCAGCCGGAATTATTCGGGCGCCGCAGCGCGCGCAAGGACGGCTACGCCGACTCGCCCCACCTGGCCATGTCGGATATCTGGGTGCGCTACAACCACCCGGACAACCTTGCCAAGGGCATGGAAGCGTTCAACAGCGAGCACGATTCGGTGTGGTATCCCGAGGCGGCCTACATTCCGGAGGTGCGCCCGATCGTCATGCACCTGATGGCACTGGTCGGCGGCGAGCGCCTGGGCGGCGTCCTGATCACCAAGATTCCGCCGGGCGGCACGATCGCTCCGCACGTCGACCGCGGCTGGCACGCCGAGTATTACGAGAAATTCTATGTGCCGATCCAGAACGACCCAGGCGCTGTGTTCGGCTTCGAAGACGGCGTCATCGAGGGCCGGCCTGGCGAGGCGTACTGGTTCTACAACGGCCGCCCGCATTGGGTGGAAAACAATTCCGCGCGCGATCGCATTGCGATGATCGTCTGCATCCGCACTCACAAGGAGAACTGATATGCCATGGGCAGTCGCAGGCGCCGCCATCGGGGCGGTAGGTAGCTATGCATCGAGCAAGAACAACAAGAAGGCGGCCGAAGCGGCATCCGGCGCGAATGCGCTCGATCCACGCGTCCAGGATATTCTGTTCGGCGCTGGTGGGCCGGATAAAGGCCTGCTGGCGCAATACCAAGGCATGCTCGGCACTCCGCGATCTGACGCGGCGAACACGTTCAACCAGACCAACCAGAACTACCTGGGCAATTACGGCGGCGCCGACATGGACGCAGCGCGCAACGCCGCCTACCGGGCCATGCAGGGCAATCAGGCGCCGACTACGCACACAGCCAGTTCCGCAGGCGCCACGGCCAGCCTGCCTGCCTACGCGGTCGGCACCAAGGTGGACGCCCCCGCGCAGAACAATTTGAACCTGACCGGCTCCTACAACAGCCTGATCAACGGCGCGCCGGGTGCGAACCCCTACCTTACCGGCGCCATCCAGAAGGGCATCAATCAGAGTTCGAACGCTTTCGGCAACATGCTGGCGGACCAGAAGTCGGCGACCCAAGACCTGCTGGGCGGCATCCGCGGCGGCGCCATCGCGGCCGGTCAGTACGGCGGCTCGCGCCAGGCGCTTGCCGAGGGCAAGGCGATCGACTCGTTCAACACGAACACGTCGCGCGCAGCGGCGCAGTTCGGCCAGAACAACACCGACGCGGCAGTGGCGGCGCAGGCCGGGGCGTACAACAGTGATCGCGATCGCCAGCTTGCCGCCACCCAGGGCCTGAGCGGCCAGCAGTACGGCGTGGCGCAGCAAAACGCGGCCATGTCCCACCAGGCCCAGATGCAAAACGTCCAGAACTCCCTCGACGTCAGCAAGACGAACGCGGGCATGGCGCAGCAAAACAACCAGTTCAACGCCGGCCTGGGGCAGCAAACGAATATGGCGAATTTGCAGTCGCAGCTCACGACCAACAATCAGAACAGCAGCAACAATCTGGCCGGCGCCGGGCTGCTGTCGGGCTTGCTCGGCGGCGCATCGAACCAGGTCAATGCCGGCGACAACTGGAGTCTGGACCGCGCCAAGGGCGTGAACTCGATCTTGGCGCCGTACCTGTCGATGATCCCGCAACAGCAGCCGGTGTATTCGAACAATGCTGGCGCGGCGATCGGCGGCGGCCTGGCCGGTCTGCAACTCGGCAGCTCGCTCGGCGGCATGTTCGGCGGCGGTAGCGGCAGCGGCGGCCAGACGACCGGCACGCTCGGCAGCCTGTTTGGCGGTGGCGGCTGGGGCACCAGCGGCAGTTATTTCTAAAGGATCATCATGGCCGGACTTCTCGACTTCCTCAACAACCAAAGCCCGGAGCAGCGCCAGGGTCTACTCGCCGCGGCGGCGCAGATTCTCCAGCAGTCCGGGCCATCGCGCACGCCGACCAGCCTGGGCCAGATCCTGGGCGGTGGCATCAGCGCCTACCAGCAGACCGAGCAGCAGGCGCGCCACCTGGGCCAGCTTGAGCAGATGCGCGGGTTGCAGCTTCAAGAGGCCCAGGCTGGCCTTGCCGATCGCCAGAGCGCGCGCGACCAAGAGCGGCAGATCAACGACGCGCTGCGCGGCGCCAACGGCGAAGGCGGCTTCGATGCCAATGCCGCGATCCAGGCGGTGATGCGCATCGATCCGCGCCAGGGCCTGGAGCTGCAGCGCTCGCTGACGAAGGCTGGACCCAAGTTCGACAGCGGCATCGAGTTCGTAAACGGCCCGGACGGAAAGCCAGTCGCGGTGCGCACGGCAGATGATGGCAGCGTGAAGTTGCTCGATGGCCTGTCGCCGCGCGAGAAGCTCCAGCTGGAAAACCTCGGCGGCCAAAGCGTCGCCGTGAACCCGTATGAGCTGCAAGCCGGCCAAGCCTTCCAGCGCACGGCATCCCCCGATGCCCAGCTCTCGGCCGCCACCCAGCGGCGCGGCCAGGACATCACCATGCGCGGCCAGAACATGGTCGACGCGCGCGCGGCGGCTTCGAACCCGGCCAACAAGCCGTTGCCAGCCGCGGCACTGAAAATGCAGCAGACCGAGCTCGACGCCCTTGCCACGGCCAGCGGCATCGACGGCCAGCTTGAGCGGATCCAGGGCCAGCTCGACAGCGGCAAGCTCTCGTTCGGCCCGGTATCGAATCTGGTCAACCGCGGCCTCAACGCCGCTGGTGCCTCGACCGAGAACAGCCGGAACCTGGCGAGCTTCCAGTCCACGCTGGAGAAGTTGCGGAACGACTCGCTGCGCCTGAACGCCGGCGTGCAGACCGACGGCGACGCGCAGCGCGCGTGGAACGAGCTGTTCACGAACCTGAACGACACGCAGCTGGTGCAGCAGCGGCTGGGCGAAATCCGCGGCATCAATCAGCGCGCCGCGCAGCTCCGCAAGCTGAACGTCGACGGCATCCGTGCCAACTATGGCCACGAGCCGCTGGATACCTCGCAGTACGAGCAGCCCGCCGCGGCGCCGGCGCAGCAACCGCGCCAGGCTGCCGCCGGCGGCAAGGTCGCAACCCTGTCCGATATCGCCGCCACCGCGCGCGCGAGCGGCCGCAGCACGGCAGAAGTCACCGCCGCCCTGCGCGCCAAGGGCTACACGATTGGAGGCCAATAATGGCTGGACGTAATCTTTCTGCCGAGCTGTTCGACGGCGCGCCGGCGCCGAAGGGTGGCCGGGACCTGTCGGCGGACCTGTTCGGCGATGCGCCGGCGCCGACCGCTGGCCCGAGCCGCACGGAGCGCTTCACGCGCGGCCTTCGCGACCCGATCGACGGCGGCGCTCAGCTGCTGGCGAATTTGCTTCCGCAGGGCCTAGTCGACGCCGGCAACCGCGCCAACAACTGGCTCGCCGACAAGACCGGCCTGGTTGCGCGCCTGCCGGAAGGCGGCGTCGATCAGCAGGTGCGCGAGGCCAACACCGACTACGAGGCGCGCCGCGCGGCCGCTGGTCAGTCCGGCATCGACGGCTACCGCCTGCTGGGCAATGTGGTGTCGCCGGCGAACGCGGCGATCGCCACGCGCGCGCCTGCGGCTGCATCGCTGGCGGGCCGCATCGGCGTCGGCATGGCCGGCGGTGCCGCATCTGGCGCGCTCGCTCCGGTCGCCGGCGGCGAGTTCTGGGATGAGAAGGCGAAGCAGGCCGGCGTCGGCGCCGCGCTGGGCGGCCTGGTGCCGGCGGCAGGCGCCGGCGTGGCGCGCATGGTCAGCCCGAACGCCTCGCGCAACACCAACCTGCAGCTCCTGCGCCGGGAAGGTGTCACGCCGACCATCGGCCAGGCGCTGGGCGGCCGGCTCGGCGCCGCAGAGGAAAAGCTGCAGAGCCTGCCGATCGTCGGTGACGCGATTGCCTCGGCGCGCGGCCGCGCCAGCGAGCAGTTCCAGGAAGCAGCATTCAACCGCGCCCTGGCGCCGGTCGGCCAGAAGCTGCCCGCAGGCCTGTCCGGCCGCGACGCGATCGTGCACACCGAGAACGTGCTGCGCCAGTCCTATGACGACGTGCTGACCCGCATCGGCGCCATCCCGCGCGACCAGCAGTTCGCCGCGAAGGTGGACGACTTGAAAAAGCTGGTCAACAAGGACGTGCTGTCGAAGGATGCGAAGCGCACGTTCCAGATGGTGCTGAACGATGTCGAGTCGGCATTCGACAACGGCATCCTGACGTCGGAGGGCTTCAAGCGTGTGGAAAGCCAGCTCGGCGCCGACGCGCGCAAGCTGGGCGGCTCGCAGAACATCTACGAGGGCCGTCTGGCGCCGGCGGTGCGGCAGCTACAGGAAGAGCTGCGCGGGCTGCTGCAGCGGCATGCCGGCGGCGCCGCCGACGACCTGCGCGCCACGAACACGGCCTGGGCCAACTTCAAGCGGGTGCAGACTGCGGCCGCCCGGGTCGGCGCCGAGGGTGGCGACTTCTCGCCGGCGCAGTTCCAGAGCGCCGTGCGCGCGCTGGACAAGTCGAAAGACAAGGGAGCATTCGCCCGCGGCTCCGCCCTGGGGCAGGATCTCGGCGACGCCGGGCGCTCGGTCCTCACCGGCAAGGTCGCAGACAGCGGCACGGCCGGCCGGGCGCTGCTGGGCGTCGGCGCGCTGGGTTCGTCCTACCTGCTCAACCCAGCCGTTGCGGCCGGGCTGTTGGGCGGCGCCGGCGCGTACCTGTCACCGGCGCAGCGCGCGCTTGTAGCCGCGGTGGCCTCGCGCCCACAGGCGGCCCAGGGCGCGGCCCAGACGCTCCGGCGCACCGCACCCGTGCTTGTCCCTGGAGCGGTCCAACTGGGTCTTCAGGTACTTGAATAGGAGCGAATAGAAGGTCACTCCAGCCGCTGAGGCGGCGCCGCGCAGTAGGTTGTCGTCCATGTCGTATCCCGTTGTCAACTCATCCATTATAGGCCACGTTCGCGTGGCCTTTTTCTTTTCTGAAAGGTCATCATGACCCCTTCCAACCCCACCCCGGGCGGTTTCGACGTCGACGCCATCCTCAGCTGGGCGCTGCTGATCGGCATTTCCCTCTGGGGTGGCTGGGCCAGCTTCGTGCGCAAAATGCGCGACGGCCACGCGCGCGCCTGGAACATCACCGAGTTCGTCGGCGAGCTGTGCATCAGCGGCTTTACCGGCATCGTCACCGCGCACCTGTGCGACTACATCGGCGCGCCGACGTCGCTCAAATACGCCCTGGTCGGCATCATGGCCCACATGGGCAGCCGGGCGTTGTTCAAGCTCGAGAGTCTGGCCAACACGAAGTTCAATCTGCCGACCGACGCCCCGCGCAAGGAGGATGAACATGCCGCCTAGCGCCTTCATCAACCTGCTGCTGCCGGCCGCCCAGCGCGTGCACCGCGAACACGGCATCCCGGCATCGATCACGATCGGCCAGGCCGCGCTCGAGTCGGGCTGGGGCTCACGCGCGCCCGGCAATAACCTGTTCGGCATCAAGGCCGACCGCGCCTGGAAGGGCAAGACCGTCGACATCGCCACGCACGAATACGTCGCCGGCAAGCGCGTGGATGTGGTCGACAAGTTCCGCGCCTACGGCAGCATCGATGACGCAATCGCCGACCGTGCACGCTTCTTCAAGGCGAACCCGCGCTATGCGGCCTGCTTCAAGGAGGTAACCGGCGAAGCCTGGGCGCGCGCGCTGCAGAAGGCCGGCTACGCCACCGACCCGAAATACGCCGAGAACCTCATCGCCGTCATGCGCGGCCGCAACATGTCCCAATACGACCACCTGAAAGGAAAGCCATGAAACGCATCCTGCTGCTTGCCGCCCTACTCACGCTGGCCGGCTGCTCGAACTTGACCCTGCAGTGCAGCGGCACCTACACCGGCGACGAGGTGCGCAATGGCGCCGCCGGCAAGTAAGGCCCGGTTCCTGTCGACGCTGCGCACGGATCGCGTCGGCCTGGCCAGCGCCGATCGCATCCTGCTGGCGCCGCTGGTGTTCTCGTCCGAGCTGCTCGACCGCTACGTGGTCGTGCCGACCGGCTTCGTCACCGACTTCGCAAGCGTGCCGCGCGCGCCGTTCACCTACTGGCTGTTCGGCGGCGTGGGCGACGAGGCGGCCGTGGTGCACGACTTCTTGTACGAGCGGGGCCTGGTACCGCGCGAGCAGGCCGACGACGTCTACCTGGAAGCGCTGGAGGCCTGCGGCGTGGTGAAGTGGCGCCGGCTGTCCATGTGGGCCGCGGTGCGGGCATTCGGCAGTTCCCGCTACAGCGGGAACGTGGCGCAGGGTGCGTGATGCAATATGACATCTACGCCCTCACGCCCGCCGGCGGCGGCCACGTCCTGACGGTTCACCAGGAGCGCAAGGACGCTGGGCCGCGGCTGGTGGTCATCGCTGGCGGCGAAGTGTCGGGGCCAGCCGAAGCGATGATGGAGCGGATCATGGGCGAGCCGCTGGACGGCCAGCTCGGCAGTGCTACACTCGCCGGATGCTCGCAAAAGTAA